TATGCGGAACGGAGGATGCTTCGTCCTTGAGGGTCGTTGCGTCGGGCAGTCGTGCGGAAGAGAAGGGATCGACTGATCGGTATGAGCACCAACTTGTAATCGGGGGGCGAAAGCTGCCACATTCCTTGTATGCCGCCGTTATCATCAAACTCCCATCGGAGAAGAGTTTCCTGTGAACGAAGAGCGAGTTTTCTCCAACCAATCTTACCGTCGTTGAACTTGCTATTATCTCCGGCCGCAATTGCAGCGTCATCGTCCACCATCCCGTTCCTGCGCTTGTAGACAATCTCATGCCACGCCCACCCGAACGGCAACATCGTCAGGGCTTCAGAGATGAAATCTGTGAACGAGTTGCTCATGTCGTGCATGTTCTGTTCTAGGAACTCTGCCGCATCCGTGTCAGCAGCAGACGACGAAAACGGCTCTACCGTCCAGTCCACTTGTCGAATCAGGTTGTCGATAGCGAACATCGCAGCCCCCACGACTGGTTCGTTGTTCACCATGTCCGAGAAAACCTGAACGGACTGCCAGAAGCCTAGATTCGGCAGATAAGCATCATCCCCGGAGACATACCCGGAGAATCGTTTCAGACCTGATGCACCGATCTCTTCGAAAACTGAGACTTTTACGGTGTCATCTCTCTGCGATGAAGGCGGTGGACTGTTGCCGTTGGTTGAGATTTTCGTTCGTGGGGCCATGACTTGAAGATTACCTCTTTTTGATCTCTTCTATCTGCTCTAACGTGCTGCGCCGAACCAAGAACTGCCTGAAGACCTTGGCACTGCTTCAGGAGTAACAGCAGCATGTGTTCTTGTAGCTTCCCGCATCGCCCATGCCAGTGCTCCAGCTACGAAACTGTCGGGAGGGTGACCTCCCGTGGTGAAAAGGTCTTCGTTCGTCAAAAACTTGTGATCTTCGTAGGCTTTCATGATCTTCGGGTACAAGATCAATCCGTTCTCGATCGCAGCGATGTAGTCCACGAACATCCCACTCCGTTTTGCGCCGTTCATAGTCATTCCCTCGACTATATGCTGGCGGCGCTCTATCTCGGAACAATGGATGTAATCGTCTATGACATCTCCGAGTCCTGTCGCATCGTGAACGAACTTGCCGCCGTACCGTTTCCACGGAGCTTCCGCACGAGCAACAGTAACAGGCCAAGGGACTCTGGTGAACTGCTTCCAAGAGACACACTTCCACGGAGGCTTGTCTGTGCGGAACGTAGCGCAACATGTGTTGTGCTCTTCTTTCGCCCAGTCCACCCCGGTCACATACGGTGCATATCTCGTAGGTGCGAACTGTGGCTCTTCGATCGAGCAGATACCGCTGTCATAGCCTTGGAAGACGGAACCAGTTTCTAGCAAATCATCACGGAAACATCTCTCGACGCAATCTGTGTCGATCGCACGACCTTCGAAGCTCGGCTCTTGCAGATCGTACTCTGACTTCCACATTTCTTTGGGGATCTCTGTCTTTTTCCTGTTGATCTCAGTCTGTGTAAGCCAACCATCAACAGGGTTAGAACTCTCTTTGTAGCACCATTTCGCTATCGACCAGCCATTTTCCTTAGCACGTTTGAGGATTTCAGTCATCGTACCGTTCGGGTGCTGGTGCGTAGACGACATCACTGTGCCGGTGTCGAGATTCGGGTGATGAACCATCCGCATCGGCTGACCTTGTGCGCCTTCAAGAATCTTCAGGTCCATCTCATCAATCTCATCGAGCAGAAGTCGCAACGGGTGCGGACCACGAACTGCTGTCTGGGATGCCATCAACGATCTGATCCAGCCTCCGCCTTTCAAGATCGTGTCGTACAACGTCGTCTTCGAAACTGCATCTTTCGGAGCATTGTCGTTTTCCCAGGCTGAGTCGGTTGAACGGTGAGCCATCTGAGACTGTGCACCGGAGCCACCCAGAATAGTTACTCCACAGTTCAACGTTAGCGCCTCTGTGAGCGCCAGGAGAGCCAACATCATCGTCTTCCCACCAAACCCACGGCTGGCCTCCCAGACAGCTACAGGGTCACGTGCGAAGTATGCGTTTGCGAACGCTGTGAACGGCGCAACATGATCCTTGCAGACTTTCGTCCTCGGAATCTTGTAGCCCCAGATAGCCCAGACGAACCACCAAAGTTCATCATCATCCTGCGGCCATCGCTGGAAGACCTTTGTGCTGACAAGCGTTTTATTGACGCTCAAGTCAAACCTCTCTTCACCAAAACTTCTCGTGCCGTTCGAGCTTCTGCTGTCTTGTGCATCTCATTACCGAACGGATCTACAAGGATAATACGCCACGGAAGTCCGGAACGGTGAACCATTTCGAGATCAGCGTCGACACCGTAAAGAATCAACACCTCTGGAGTAGTGGCTTTGTAGAAGATTTCCAGTTCCTTCAAAAAGATTTTCGCAGCCTTCAGATCCTTGTGATAATCAAGCGTCTTCTGAGTCTGCAACGCTACAACCGGGCAGTGAGCGGGAAGTGTGGCATTGTGATAGTTCACAAGGAAATCGGTATCTCCATCAACACTAGAGAAGTGTGGGACAAGCTTGATACCCGCCTCCTGCATGTAACGACCAAGCCAGCGCACTTTATACAACGCCCACAACGCTTCTACTCTCGGAACATCGCTCCAAGTAGAAAAGTCCGGAGCCATCGAGAACTTGAATCCTGAGTTGATCATCTTCGTCACAGCTATGTCTGGTACAAGCCAGAAATCTTCGAAAAACTCGTCCCAGGTGAAGAAGCACCAGATCGCCTTATCTGTGTACCGAAGACCACGAGTGTTTCCTGGACGGTAAAGAGTCAACCATCCCTGCTCGGTATCCGGCCAATCCGAGTAGATACTCGGGACATAGGACTTGTAGTTCACAGCAAGATCGGCTGTCTGCATGAGCATGTCATCCCGAATCACCGGAATCTGCCAGGGAGTTATCGAAGTCTTTCTGAAGTCAGCTTTCGGACTTAGAGCTTGCACTCCCTCAAACGTTGTCTTTGCTTCTCCGAAAGTATCCTTCTCTTTCGTCTTCCAAGCTTCAACGATGTGTGTTCCACCACCGACTTCTCGCTCTTCCTCCGGCAGGTCTTCCATCGTGAAGTTCGAGTCTGCTTCTCTGAGTTCAGGATGAAGAATCGCCTGCAACTTTTCCTTGGGAACATGAGTGCTGTCCACTGTCTTCACGAGCACACGAACATCATCTGCCGAATAGCCTGTGCCTTTCAAGGTCTTCATGTTCGCAAGTTGCTTTCCCAGAAGAACCGGATCGTAAGTTGCCAGGTCGTTTGTTCGGTTGTCTACCGCATTGATCTTGCTCGCCATCTCGTCGTCAACGTCAACGAACACAACGTCAATCGTTTCCCATCCTAGAGCTTTCGCTGCACGGAGAGTGTGATTGCCAGCAAGTACCTGCCTATTTCTGCGATTTACGACGATCGGCTTGTACATCCCAAGCTCCTTGATCGACTCTACGATCAAAGGAACGTTGCCTCGACGTGCGTTGCCGGGATAGTGCTTCAAGGATTTGACTCCGGCGTGAACGATCTTGAGCCTGTGCTGCGGCGACGGCTTTATACCGTTTGAAGACTTTTCGGACACGGCGACCGTAGCTGGCCTCTTTTTCAACACTCTTCTTAACGGCTTCTTCGGCAGCTCGGTAGTTGTTGTTACCACGGCGCAAGTCCTTTCTTTCTCGTTCTGTCAACCCTCCGGCGATCCCGTGCGGCAGGCAAGAAATCATAGCCCATTCCAGACATTGTGGACGAACAGGACAGATTGTGCAAACGAGTTTTGCTGACGCTATCCGCCTTCGACCCTCTTCGGTGTTCGACTCCCAGCGAGCGGCACAACCGCTCGGGCCGTCACACTCGACCGTGCAAATGTGGGGCGTGAAGAAGAGATGATGGCCTAGCGTGCGGCATTGGCTTCGATGCCACCAAACGGTGTTCTTCGCTGACAAAGGCACACCCATAAAGAGCAATACACGAGGCGTCGATTCTGTCTTGGTCGAGGGTGCATAATGCGTATAGCGAGGGGTGATTGAGATGGAGCCATTTTCGGATTGCAATCTTTGGGGCGTTCCCACCGACTCCGATTTCCTTCTTCCAGGTTGTGTTCGAGATGAGCAGAGTATGCACGTCCCACTCCGCAAGCGCAACCTGTATCGCCCCTGACACCATCGACTGCTTGATAGTGCTCTGAACGTTCCCTGTTCTTCCGAACCCCATCACCGGCTGTTCGAGGAAGGCGAACTCGATCCGAGCAGACAGCCCGGAGAGAAACATGTGGACACCGTTGTA